GATGTAAGACCGCCTCGGGGTGGGCACGGAGTTCGACCCTGCGAGCAGAAATGCCCACCTCGGGGCCGGGGGATCAATGGCGTGTTACACACCGCTCGACGCTTGGAAGGGTCCCAACGGAATCACCTTCGACCAGAAGGCAGGCTACTACGACATGCCGCTCCACCTGGCGTGCGGCCAGTGCATCGGCTGCCGCAAAGACCGCCTAGCAGGCTGGACGATCCGCGCCCTTCACGAAGCGCAAATGCACGAGGAATCATGCTTCCTCACACTCACCTACAACGATGCGAACTTACCAGCTGACCGCTCACTCGACGTTGCCCACTGGCAGAGATTCGCGAAGCGACTCCGCAAAGCGCAAGGACCGTTCCGATTCCTACACTGCGGAGAGTACGGAGGACAAAATCATCGACCGCACTACCACGCGCTCATCTTCGGGAAAGCCTTCTACAAGGACTCCATCGAGGTCAAAGGCAAGAACGGACCGTTCCGCGTCTCCGAAAGCCTCACAAAGCTCTGGCCCTTCGGATACCACGCGATCGGAGAACTCAACTACACAACAGCTCGATATGTGGCCTCCTACACGATTGACAAGCTCAGCGGAGAGAAGCAAGAAGCAGCTCTTGAGCGGGTGGACCCGCTCACCGGAGAAACCTGGTGCGTTAGTCCAGAGTACGCAACGATGTCCCGACGACCGGGACTCGGAAAATCATGGTTCGAAAAGTACGCTGGCGACGTCTACCCGGACAACTTCGTGATCATCAACGGGCGGAAAATGAAACCGCCAAGCTACTACGACAAGCTACTAGAAGAACAAGACCCGCAACTGCATAGTAAAATGAAAGAGCAGAGGAAGCGGGAAATCAGAAAGAACGCAAAGCACAACACACACGAACGACTCAAGGTCCGGGAAAAGGTCGCACACGCAAGACTCAATCACCGACGAACACCGAAGGGACTCGACTAACATGCCCAGAGAAAAGAGCATCTTCACCATTCTGGTCATTACCGTCGTTGAGGCCATCATCGAAATCACTCGGTGGGCCATCAACTAACACAGGGAGCAACACCATGATGAAGCAACAGCTGTATGCAATTCTCGACGAGAAAGCCGCGCTCTACCTTCCGCCGTTCACCTCACAGAACGACAACACGGCAATACGAGAGTTCAGCGCGGCCATCGGCCAGGAGGGCCACAAGTTCAACACACACAGCGAGGACTTCTCGCTATGGGCGCTCGGCTCCTTCGACCAGGAAACCGGCGCAATCCAACCCAACGATCCGAAGATCGTCACGAACGCCCTCACCGTACGCGAGCGGATGCACCAGCTCGCAGCAGAAAGGGACCGACTCCAGGCCGTCTAACGGCCAAGCGCCCCCCCTCTTCGGGCTTCGCGTCCCGGCCCAGAGGGGGGGCTCACTTTCCTACCACATCACACCGGAGAAACCGTCATGGCAAAATCCACCACCAAGGGCCAGTACTCATTCGCACGCGTTCCCAGCGTGCAAGTTCCCCGCAGCACGTTCGACCGCAGCTGCGGACTCAAGACAACCTTCGATGCGGGCAGACTGGTGCCCTTCTTTGTGGACGAAGCCCTACCGGGCGACACCATGCAGATGCAGACGTCCACCTTCGCGAGGATGGCAACCCCGCTGCATCCGATCATGGATAACATGCAGATGGACTACTTCTTTTTCGCCGTCCCGATCCGACTCATCTGGGACAACTGGAAACATTTCATGGGCGAAGAGGCGACCCCTGGAGACTCGCAAAGCACCGAGTACCTGGTGCCGACGATCGACCCCGGAGTGGTCGGTCAACCCGTCGGCTCACTCTGGGATTACTTCGGGCTGCCCATCGGAACGCCTAGCATCCCACGAGTCGCTGCCTTCTGGCACAGGGCGTATAACTTGATCTACAACGAGTGGTTCAGGGACCAAAATTTGGTCGCGAGCCTGCCCGTCCCAACAGACGACGGGCCCGACGCTCCCACCAACTACGTCCTCATGAACCGCGGCAAACGACACGACTACTTCACGTCGTGCCTACCCTGGCCGCAAAAAGGACCGGCCGTCGACCTACCTCTAGGCATCAGCGCACCGGTCACCGGCACAGTCAGCGGCGGCACAATCGCCGCCGCCGGTACGGGAGTTCCGACCTTCGACCTCTCCGGCTCGACCTACAACCTGCAATCAACACCCGCCGGAGCGGGCGCACAGTGGTCGGGCACCAAGGGAAGCGTCCAGAACGCCGACTGGTCAAACCCGAACCTCGAGGTGGCCGTCGGCGGAACCGCCGTCACCGGAACCGCGGACCTCACGAACGCTACAGCCGCAACGATCAACCAGCTCCGGGAAGCCTTCCAGATCCAGAAGCTCTACGAGAAGGACGCCCGCGGCGGCACGCGATACACCGAGGTGATCCGAAGCCACTTCGGCGTCACAAGCCCGGATGCAAGACTCCAACGCCCCGAATACCTCGGCGGCGGCACGCAAAAAATCACCTTCAACCCGGTCGCACAGAACAGTCAGACAATCAGCACCGGCCTCGACCAATCGCCGCAAGGCAACCTCGCCGCCTTCGCTACCGCTGGCGGAACACTCCCGGGCTGGTCAAAGAGCTTCACCGAGCATTGCGTGATCATCGGCCTGGTCAACGTATGGGCCGACCTCACCTATCAACAGAACGTCCCGCGCATGTTCAGTCGCGAAACCCGATGGGACTTCTATTGGCCCAGCCTTGCGCACATCGGCGAGCAGGCCGTGCTCAACCGTGAAATCTACTACGCCGTAGGCGAGCCCAACGAAGAGGTCTTCGGCTACCAAGAGCGATGGGCCGAGTACAGATACAAGCCCTCGACGCTTACCGGCAAAATGCGCTCACCCGCGCCGACACACGCAACAAGCCTCGACACATGGCACCTGGCACAGGACTTCGCTGGAACCACACCGCTCCTCAACGGGAGCTTCATCACCGAGAACCCGCCAGTGCAGCGGGTAATCGCAGTCACCGGCGAACCGGAGTTCCTCCTCGACGCCTACTTCTCATACAAATGCACGCGACCAATGCCGACCTACAGCGTCCCCGGCATGATTGACCGCTTCTAATGCAAGACCTTGAAGCGGCATACCTCAAAGCGGCAACCGAACTCATGAAGCGAATCGAACGAGCAGCCGAGCCACTGCCCAAAGACTGGCATCACCTCAAAACGCTCATCGAACTAGCAAAAGGAGTCAAGCCATGAGCCTCCTCGGCTCAGTCGGCAGCGCAATCGGCGGCGGCGCGGCTGGCCTCGCCGGAACCGCAGCAACCGCCTACGCAAACTACAAGCTCCAGAAGGACGCACAGGAACATCAGAAGAAGATGTACCGCTCGCGATATCAATGGACGATGGAGGACATGAACAAGGCAGGGCTCAATCCGATTCTCGCCTACAAACAAGGACCCGGAAGCGCGGGCAGTACACCAATGGCCAGCGTTCCCGACGCTGGCAACGCCATCACAGCAGGGGCCCTACGTGGGGCCCAGGCCGCTCAAGCCGCGGCGAACATCCACCTCACAGAAGAGCAGGCACGACTAACGACCGCCAAAGCAATCAAGGAGGAACGCTTCACACCGTTCTACAAGGTCATCGGCGACGCACTGGAAGCCGGCCAGGGCTGGATCTACGACCTATGGCAACAGTTCAACAAGAACGACGCCGGCAACCTCAAGCAACCAGAACAACTCAAACCAGTCCCGCCGAACAGCGGGAAGTTCAACTACGAGTGGACCGACAAAGAAAAGCAACACTACCGCCAGCAGCGAAAGCCCGAAGGCTGGCGATGGGAGGGCACACAGCAATGAGCCACGAGATCGACGAGGAGCGAACCATCAAATGCCGGAACGAGTACGCACCACAACACCAGGACGTCGGCGAGGAAAGCGCGACGAAGCAAGCCTTCAAGGAACAGTGCGACATCAACTACGTGGTCCGGACCCACGCTCAGAGCGGGATGTGGGCGCACATCAACCCGAGGGAGCCCCACTTCGGGGACTTCTCACAGGCGATCAACCTTCAGGGCGCGATTGCCACACTGCGAGCCGCCGAAGACGACTTCAACGCGCTACCGGCACGAGTCCGGCGGGCCGCAGACAACGACCCGGAGGTCTTCCTCCAGATGTGCGCCAACGAGGATGACTTCTACGAGCTCGTAGACGCGGGCCTCCCGATCTCAGAC